TCAAGTACCTCAATTCTTTTTTCATTACTCATTCTGGATCAATTACAAATTGTTGGTTAGGGTTGCGACTAGGATTTTGATAAACTGTTTTAAAGAACTTACTTTGCTGTGCATCTAAAGGATTTTCTGCAATAGGCACTTGTAATTCTTGCATGAGCTTTTCACCTAGATCGCTTACTTCATCGTGCAAGTACATTGGTTTGATAAATTTTACTTCTTGTTCCCACATATCGTTTAAGTATTCAAAGTCACGTACATTTACATAATCCCAATCTGTACACATTGTCATGTATAGTCCTTGACGTGCTCCGTAAATAGCCCATAGCCCGTTATCGACATCTGCACCTACCATAAGCCATATCCACAACCTATGTAAATTTTTCCAGTGTCCTTTAAGGAATTCTTCTTGTGTAGGTTTTACACCTTGATCAAGTGCCATTTTAACACCCTCACGGAATCCTGCTCTCCATGCTTGCTGCGGTGTCTCGTTATTGTATACATACGAATAACAACTGTTTTGTTGGATATATTTTAAATCCCAACAAAAGTCTACTTGTGCATGTGGATTATCTGGATCAGCATTTTCATGTGTACGCATGTTTAACACATATTCTTTAGGCCAACATTTAAGTCCGCCGTTGCCGTACATAAGACCGTTAATTACATTCTTACCACACCAGCTAATAACACTGTGTTCTAAATCAGCATGTTCTTCAAAATCTATTTCTTGTACAAGGAATTCAGGATTGATTTGATTGTCACCGTCAACAGTAACAAACCTGTCTGTTTCTGAAAGTTCTGCACAGGCTTTATGTGCAGCATCACTTCCTTTAACACCATGTACACGTTTTGCCCACGGAACTTTGCTACACAAATCTGCGTAATTTTTTTCTGCATTTGGCTCATCGTAACTTAGATAGATAATATCATAGTCAATTACTTTGAACTTTTTGCTCATACTAGTACCTCGTGTTTATAACTATCAAAATATTTGGCTGTATAGATACTAACTTTGTCGTTTATCTTTTCAAACTTATATTCAAAAGGAAAAGTATATTCGTCATCGTAAATTAGATCGTTTACACTTAAACGCAAAACTCTAAACAAAATATTTGGATCAAATTTTGCAGTAATACTAAAGAATATATTACTGTTAATACTTACTGCTTCTGATCTTAAAAAAGTTCTTAACGAATCACTTACCTTAATCCTCCAACATTGTTCTCTATTGTCTTGTATTATTGTTACATCACAATCTTCATCGATGTCAGAAGGTACTTCGTAAAGTGTATTATATACGTGATCATTTTCAGTTTCTAAATCACCTTTCTCACGTAGCACATATTCTTTTAAACCAATATCAAAAATAACTTTATATTCTGTCATAGTTTTTTCACCAGACATTATATCTTTAATTTCGTTTGGTTCAACTTCGACATAAGAATTTTCTTCGTTTCCCTTTTTACCTACTCTGATAAGCTCTCCTGTATCAGGATCAAATTCTACAAATGTTTTAGATGACACTTGCAATGTTTGTATCATATCTAAAAACGAGTTTAATTCAGACATCTAATAATTCCTCATATCTTTTAATTACAGCACCTTCAATAAAGTCCTTTTCTGTATAATGCAAAATACCAGTTTGTATGTGATTACCTAATTTAAGTTTACAATCTTCATCCATATAAACACTGATTCTGTTTTGCCATTTGTTTATTGCTTCGTACCAATCTTGTATTCTTGGTTTCATGTGTGTGAAACTTGGAAATTTCACTCTTGTATTTGTAATTTCTGTATCACAATCTAGTATCTTACTAACAATAGCTGCACTTACATCAATACTACAACGTTTTGGATAGTGTTCTTTTACATATTGTCCGTAGAAGAATTCCCAGTTGTTTACAACTAGTTCCAACCATGTATAAAACTTGTGTGAAAAATCGCATTTCTTAAAGTAATGAAATCCACTATACAAATTAGGTAATTCATTTGCTGTGAATGCTTTTCTGTAATAATCATCTGTAATCTTATCTCCACGATATGTGTAGACGTTGCTTACAAAATACATTTCATAATTTTCTAAAAACTTTATCCAACTGTCTATGTCTTGTAGTACAAGCATATCTGTATCTAATACCAAAGTTCTAGTATAAGGAGTTACATGATATATTTTCCAACGATTGCTAATTTTCCAAGATTCTTCTTCAGCACTATCATTCCAAGGTATTTCTATAATTTGATCAAAGAAACGATGATATTTTTCTGGAACTTCATCATTTGTAATCAAACTTACAGGTATGCCCGGGTTTGTAGTAGCAATACTCATAGCATTTACACATGCTTGTAAAACATAATCATCAACATCGTTATTTTGTGCAAGCATTACAATGCCAAAATCATCCATTTGACATCTCCTTATCTATTTGACGAACCAAACTAAATTTATTCATTACGTGTATGCTTTGACCTCTTGTACGTAAAGGTGTATACTCTCCTAGATGTTTTTCCTTTTCTACTAGGAAAAGCATATTGTCTTCTTCTAGATCCCACAGTATGTCTTTGTCAGTAGTATACATCAACTTACCTGGTAACGGAGATACAAATCCGCCTTGTTGAAACCCGTTCATCATATGTATAGCAATACTAAAAGCAAAATCGTTTCGGAACATTTTACTTGATATTTGATAAACACGTCGATAGTGTTCATAGTTGTCTTGTATGTGTGCAATTAATTCAAAAAATCTTTTGTTTGTTTCTGTCTTTTTAAAATAAACAACTGTTGCCCAGTAAAAGTCTACACTACTATCACTTACATACTTAAATTCTCTCGGATTGCGTACATTAGATATGTCCATACTATCTTTGTAAATTGCAAAATCGTTTACACTGCCAAAACAATTTTTAAGCAAACTATTAGACACAACATAGTCAGTATCCATAAGAATAGTTTCATCGTAAGGAGAATATTCGTATGCGTTATATCTGCCAAGGTTTTTAAAGTGGGCTCTTCTACCACTTAGTGCGCCGTCATGAAAAGTCCTGTGGTTGTCTATTAACCAAGGATCTATAGAAATTACTTCGTCAAAAACTTCTGTATCAAACTCTCTTTCTAAGTAGTGAAGAGAATCTGTAACTAATGACGTTGGTACACCTAAATATTTTCTTATTCGTTTTGCTAAAAAATACGCCTGTTTGATATAATCAATTTGATCGTTATTTCTTGCAAATAGTAGTACACCTTTACTGCTCATAATCTACTAAATTTTCCATCGACCTATTTGATTTAATTTTTTCGTACTCTGCGAAATAGTTATTAGATGCTGTGAAGTAAACATCTAGAATGTCATCGTAAAATTTTTCTAAGTCAGAAATATTTGTTGGAATATCGTTATCGTCAGTAAGTACTGCTTCTTCTAGCCCTTTGTCTACAAGCAGTCCTACAAAAGTGATAAGTTCTTTTGTTACAGAAAACTGACAACCGTTTGTGTAATACAAAAGATCTTCGAAATATTTTTCTTTTAAAAGTCGTTTTTGGTTATTCATAGTAACCATAAAGTTACTAAAGTCAAGTGCTTTTTCTAACCGTTCGTCCATAAGAGCCTCCAGTCTATTGCACTAGTATATAACGATTTTAGGATTTTGTCAAGACTATATTGACTGTAAAAGTGTTCCTGTTACAGGAGCAATATCAACAGTAGTGTAAGTTGTTGTACCTATTGTCATTTCTCCTGCAGGTCTTAAAAGCTGAACGCTAGAGGAAAGTGTACCTGTAACATCTTCGTCAATGTCAAAGAAAGGGGCTTGTGACGGTGGATTATCAAGGTCTTGGAATCTTATTCTAAATCTAAGTTCTGTTGCACTAATTTCTCTTACAGCAATGTCCCATTCGTTATCCACGTAATCACTACCTGAATAGCTTGCTATAATTTTATAGTTACTAGTAAGTCCGTTGTAATTTCCTATATTAGCTGCGACTGTTGCAGATCCAGAAGTTGTTGTTCCCGCTCGGCTAAAAGTAATTGTGCCTGCGTTAGATAATAAACTTCTCCAGTCATTTGTTTTCAATCCTGAACCGCCTGTAATACTTGCAAAGAATCTAATTTCTCCAGAGGCATTAAAATATCCTTGCCTTTCAGCTGCATTCTGCCATGTAACTGTAAACTCGTGTGTTAGTGTACCGTTCCAGTTTAAAAATCTTTGCTTGCTTAATGTAGTGCCAGTACCGTCACGTAAATCATCTAACTCAAATTGGCCTGTGCCTTGTGCAAACAAGTTTCCTTCTACTGATGTCATAAGTGTTTCTAAGTCTGTAATAACTTGTTCTTCAACTTTATCAACTTGTGCAACAGGTTCAAAATCTGCTAGTGGGTTAGTCCCTGTTTGGTGTACTCTAGCAGCCATAATATCAAGGTATATGCGAGACCATTGATCTGCTGTAATTTTATTACCTTGTACTTCCGATAAACTATGAGTTCCTGTGCTACCTCCAACTGCTACTGCGATTTTTGTACTAGAATTTACAGGAAGATCACTATGTAGTGTAAATGTGTTTGCACCAGTACGATTTACATAGTAGTATTGCTCGTCTTCTAGTCTGTATGCATCATCATTGCCGCCGTTGCTATAAAGAACCAAATCACCGTCTTGGAACCCGTGGCTGTTTATTGTAATAGTTCCATCATTAGCAACAGAGCCTACAATACTCCAATTCACTGTTCTATATGAAATAGGGTCAACATTACTACTTCTTAACGGTTGAGCATACCCAGTAGTACTTGACGAGTTTGCAGGATCACCGTATACAGCAGCGATTCTGTCCTGAAGTAAATTAAATCTGGTTGCTAGAATTGATGTAGGCATGCTGTCTCCGTAACGAACTCATTTATACTATTTATGCGTATTTTATTTTATAGTATAATCGAATTGAATAAGTTAGGAGCGTCTACTTCTACACTAGGTCCAGTAGCTCTGTAAATTTGTACAATACTTTTTAAAGTTCCGTCTACGCTTTCGTCAACACCGCCAACAATGCCGCCTGGTGGAACTGGAATAATCGGACTATCACCAGTATCTTCGTCTCTGAAAGATATCAAAAACTTTATAATACTATCACTTTGTTTTCTAGCAGCAATTGTATATCTGTTTTCTGCATAAGCTGCGTTGACATCACTGCCAACCTTTTCAAATATCAGCTGATATGTATTTGTTAAATTATAAAAACCAATAGCAAAAGCAGTACCAGTACCGCTAGAGCTTGTTTCATTATGCTTAAACTGTACTTGACCTGCGTTATTTAAAATTAGGCGCCAGTCATCTGTTTTTAATTCTGTGCCACCTGATAGTGTACTATAAAATCTTAGCTGACCGCCGCTATTAAAAAAGTGTCTTGCTTTGTCTGCTGTATCAAACGTAACTTCAACTTCGTGCTGTAAATTACCACTCCATCCAGTTGTTCTTGTGCTTGTAATACCTGCATCTAGTGTAGCTTGTGAATCGTTTATTAAAAACCTGTCTGCTTCAATTGCTAACATAAGAGATTCAAATGCGCTAACTGCTTTCTCTACATACGGCGAAGTATCATCATCTAAGATAAGATCTCCAATATTTATAGATTCAATCGAAACTGGTACAGTTCCTGTTTGGTGTGTTCTTGCACGACTCATGTCTATATAAAGACCTTGCATGTCTTGTGCTGTTACTGTAGCACTAGTTAACGCTTGGGCACTTTCTAGTTGTTGTCCGTATCCGTCCGAACCACTACCGTTACCTTGTATTGTTGCAATACGAGATTGCAAGTTGTTAAATCGTGCTGCTGTAATTAGATCACCGACTGCCATTTTACTTTCCTATTATACTTTTAGTACACATTCTACTAGTTTTTCGCCCTCGTCACTATTACTTTCAAGTGCAACACCTACTAGTGCTGTTGAAGCAATTGTTGTACAAATACCGTCGTCCCATGCGTATACAGGTTGACCTTTTGATACTGCACCTTTAACTCTTACAGGTACACGCCCTTTAAGACCTATTGCTTGCCCTTCGGCTGCTGAGTTCATTAAGTATGCTGGATTTTCTGATATAACACCTATACAAATGTCGCTTGCTTTAGCTGGGCGAGTCTCTGCTTCGCCTCCAACTGCCATTGCTGTGCCAACTGGGTGTTCAATTTCTGTTGTATATTTTTCAGCAAGGTCAGCATACTGTGCTTCAGTTGCTCTACCTTCAAACGTTACAGCTCTAATTTTGTTATCGCTTGTTCTTATAACAATTGTACCGTTAGGTGCGCTTGCTGGACTCTGTGCAGAACTTGCTGAAAGGAAGTTTCCGCCTTCGCCTCTGAGTGTAGCTGCTTTTGTAGCTTCGCCTGTAAAGGTTGTAGCATAAACATTTGACCATTTAATTAGTTCTGTACCTAATACTTTTGAATTATCAGTTGCAGGAACAAGACCTTCGTTTTGGACTGTAAAGACATGCTGAGAAGCACTTGAACCGTCAGTAGTTTTAAATGCTATCTTACTTTGTGCGCCAACTGCATGTTCAATAATGCCAGCACCTTGTAAGGCACCTGCTGTTGACTCGATGTAAACTTTAAGATCTAAACTGTCACCTACAGTATAACCTGTATCTGCAAATTTTACTACTGAAACATTTAGCAAATCAACTTGGTTTTGCGAATTAATTTTAATATAGTCTGTAGCAACTGAGTTTCCTAGCTTTGATGCATTAGAAGCAGTTCCCCAAAATACATGATCGCTTGTAGTAATACCAGTGTCAGGGGTGTTCACTAGTGTAATACCTTTTTTGATCTTGCTAAATCCTGCAATTGGGTTTGATTCAGCTAGTTGAAATGCTGTTGCACTTGTAATTGTAATTGTTTCGTCTGACAAAACACCTTCAATAATTGTATGCGGAGTACCATTTGTGTCTAAAATTTCTCGGCTACGCATTTGGGTAACACCTTCGCCTGCGTTTTGTGGACCAATTAGTATAAAGTTTGTACCATCATAAACATATAATTGTTTATTTGAAATATCCCACCAAAAATCGCCTTGCGATAGTCCAGTTGGATTAGTTGCTGAAATTTCTGCACCGCCAGTTGTACGCCATTTGTTTCCGTCATAAAACTTTAATTTGTTGTTCGCACTATCATACCACAACTGACCGCTAATTGCTCTTGGTGGCGGATTAGCACCGCTAAAGTTTTCCAACAAAAACAAGAAATTTTCGTTTTGTATTTCACCGTATCCTGCATAGTTTTTGCCAATGAATTTTAAGTCAGTTGTTGTATCAACTGTACCATCTTCAACTATAGTTAGAATACTGTTGTTATATCTATCTATTTGATAAGCCATTCTGTTACCCCTAAATGCTTTATATATTATTTATCGCAATTCTTATATTCCTGGATCAAGGTTCTGTACTGTTGTCGGATCCCATATATTTACTCCGCCAGTTTCAACTACCTCAAACCGTTTTAGTCCTCTGCTAACAGTAATTTCAACATTACCACTAGCTGGGAAAAATGCAATGTCTTGCATTACTGATTCATTTTGTGTTCCGTTACTGTCAACAGCAACAAAACTAATATTTTTTACTGCATCTACATCAATATTACTGGCAACAGATGATGCTGCTGTTGTTGTTGAAATAAATGCGTAACTTCCTGCAATTTTCTTTTCTGCAGGAAACATTGCTTGTAAGTGATTACAAATGTCTACGTCATCTAAGTTTGTAATATCTAAACTAAACACAATAGGTTGTGTTTCAATTTCATAATCTACATAACCTTTAGTTGCTAACGTATCGTCAGTATCTTCAACTGTTTCGTCTCCAAGAGCAATTGCTCTATTTTTACTAATAGGTGTAGCTGCACCTGTTACTAGTGCTTTACCTGTATTTGTAATTCTTGCTGGATCGTCTGTAGGGTTAGGATTAGGTAAATTAACCCCCATTGATACTGGATACTTATAAGTTTGCGGACTGCTAAAGAAGTTGTAGTTAGGTGCATTTGTACCAGGGCCGTCAGTAACAAACGAAACGTTTCTAAGTAGTATTGTTCCAGCACTGTCTACACGTAAACTTTGCCCGTTTGATGTAATTGTGTTACCGTTGAAATTAAGATTATCAACATTTAAATATTGGAGTGTGCCAATCCTAATCAAACCTTCAGCATATATAATATCGTTTTCTAATCTATTAGCACTTAATTTTGCATCGCCGTTAATTTTATAAGACTTGCCCGAAACTAAGTCAAAATGTTCCGAACTTGTCCAAGAATCTGTAGCACTTGTCCATGTTAGTGTTTTATTACTGTTTTCTGCTAATAATATAATGCCGCCGCCATCAACTTGTGCATCTGGTAAGTTGGCACTGTCTTCGCCACGGCCTAATTCAATGTTAATATCTTCAACACGTAATGTTTGGCTATCTAAAACTGTTTGTGTACCACGTACTGTTAGATTGCCTTCAATAATAACATCCTTAGGTGTATTGTCATATATTCCTTCATTGCCACCTATATGTAACATAGCCTCAGGATTACTATTAAAAATACCTACTCTGTTATTTTGTGCATCTATATAGATACTATCAACTGCAAGGTCTAGTGTACTACTTTTTGTTCTAATAGTAATATCACTGTCTGTAACTTGGTTCTCAATAAAATAGTTACCGCCTAAAATCTTATGAGCAACGTTTGGTGCAGTACCAAGGATCAAACCACCTTGGTTGTTAATTGTGATTGTACCTTGTGCAACAGCGTCAACTTCTGAAGGTAGGAACTGTTCAACTGTACGTACTTCTCCGTCTGCTGTAAGAAGTGCGTTTGCACTTGTAGAAGTGCCGTGGAATTTAAAGTTAGCAGCATCAATTATATTAAAGCCTTCTTTAATAATACCGTCTGGATTATCATCTGTAACTAGTCCTTGTATACGCTCAGAATATTGTGGAGTAAATTCAAGATCACTAAACACACCTACTAAGTTACCACCAACTTTTAAAAGTGCAACTGTACGTGAACGAGATTGTTGGTCAATAATAGTATCAACTTCAAATCCTGTTTCTTTTTGCAAAGAACTATAAATTGGTCCTGCAAGTACAAGTTCTGTACCGTCATAAAAATACAATTGGTTTGTTAGATTATTAATCCAAAGGTCACCTGCAACCATTGTTGGTGCTTCTGGTTGTACAAACGGACCACCCGATGCTTTCCATACTTCACCGTCATACACCATAAGACGCTGATCGCTTGTATCCCACCATAGTTGCCCCTGTAACGGATTACTAGGTGCAGATGTGTTTGAAAAGTTTTCGAGCATTTTAATAAAGTTTTCATTAATAAATTCTCCAAAACCTTCATAGTTTCTACCAACTAATATAAGATTTGTGGACTGATTGTCTATCTGTCCGTCAATTAAGTCTACTAGTAGTGTTCCGTCAGTTTTGTTTAATTTATAACTCATCTTTATTATCCAGTGTATATAATATAATTTACTGCTAAGTACGGATTCATTGTATCAATCGGTGTACCTAACACTCCTGTTGTTTTTACGCCACCACTTGAAGGTAGAGCTTGTCCAGCTAGTGTACCTTGCGGAGCATCAAACTGAATCGCTTGTGGGTCATCAGGAACGCCTGCATTGTCTCTAACTGCATAATACTGTGCATTATCCGAACCTCTCATATCGTGTTCGTGTTCTGGTAAGTTATCAACAGCAATTGTAACGTTTTCTGAACCAGCACTGTTACCAATTTCTGCTGCGCCTGGGCCTGTTACTCTGTTAGCATTAGGTGATATACCCATTTGGTCTAAGCCTAACGGGAATCTACCTCTTAAATCAGGTAATGCAAAAAAGTTAACACCACTATCAGATAACTGATCAGGATCTTTAAAATTAAATCCAATTGCTAAAAACAACTGGCTAAATTCTGATTTACGTATTTCACTTCCGTCACAAAATAACCAACCAGTTGGCAATGTTGTTCCTCCAAACGGAACAATTGTACCAGCTGGTATTAACGGTATTGTTTTTAAGAAGTTTTGTTTACTAATTCTATACAATCCTTGGCCGTCGCCTGACGTTTTGTTTAATAGAATCTCATCTCCCGGCAAACCGTTTTGTATACTTTCTTTATTACTTACAAATGCGTTACTAATAGTTGTAACAAACGTTTTAGTACCTTCGCCTGTTTTACCGTCAAAGGCAAAACTTGATGCACTTACATCTCCGGTCATAGCAAATTGTGTAGCACTAGAAAGTCTATCTGCCGAACCTGCTTTACCTGAAACTGTACCAGAAACATTACCTTGTAAGTTTCCAAAGAATGTATTAGCATACATTTGGTCATATCTATTTAGGTTATTACCTACGTTGCGTCCGCCGTTAATATCCGGAACAATATTACCAGTTGATAATATACCGCCAACATCTAAGTTAGCACCTATATATGCGTTTAATGCAACACCTATACCACCTTTTGTAATAATACTACCTGTTCCAATACTAGAACTATTTGTAGTGCTTTCTACTTTAATTTTACCAGTATTTTCAGCATCTCCTGGAGTACTAGCAACCTGTATGTTACCAATAACATCTAATGCTTCGTCAGGAGCTGTATTGTTAACGCCTACAAACCCGTCACTGTCAATGCGTAGAACAGTGTTTGTGCTAGAGCCACTACGTACACGTACATCAATGTTACTACCTGACGTGTTGTGTTGTATAATACCTGCCTCGCCTTCAACTTGAAATGTTAGCTGGCCACCTTCACCAATTTGTATACCTTGGTTGTTTTTAATACGCATTTGACTGTCTGTTGTAGAAGGTGCATCGCCTCTTAAAAAGTTATTTGCGTTAACTGTTTCAATGCCTGATGCTGTCAACGGACTGTTAGTAACTTTTAATGCTGCTGCTCTTGACGCAAGGCCTACAAACTGGTAATCATCGTTGAGACTTGGATTTGCAAGATTTATACCTTTAGATACACTATCAAAACCAAAAATCTGTGTTTTTAGACTAAATTCTGCGTCACTAATAATAGCAACTGTTACGTCTCTAATGTCAATACGCAATACTGTATAGTCTATATTATCCTGTCCTGTAAGAGTAACCGGAGTTGCACCTGTTACAAGACCGTCCGAATAACTAGGACCAACTAAGATCCAGTTTGAACCAGTGTACAAGTATAACTGTTGGTTATCAATGTCAACCCACAGGTCGCCTGCATTAGAGTTACTAGCAGCAGGTTCTAAATTACTTTTCTTCAAACCTGACGCTGAAATCCATGTTGTTCCGTCATAAATTTTTAGTTGATCAACACCTTCCGTTGTGTCGTACCACAGTTGTCCTTCAACCGGTTTTAGCGGTGAAGTATTGTTTGCAAAATTTTCTAAAAGATGCAGTAAGTCTTCTGCTATAGCAGCGCCGTAGTTTGTTGTAAATCTGCCAGGAAGCTGCAAACTTGTATCCTGGTTAATTGTGTTATCTTCAACTTGGATAACGCCCTTATTTGCTTCGTCGGTGTATCTTACTGTATATGCCATCTACTGCTCCTTATACACCCGACAAGCTCTGGATTCTAACTGTATAATCAATTTGAATCAATCTGTTTAATGATTTCTGCACAGGGTGAAAAATTACATGTGTTAGCAACCTTCCTGAGCCGCTAGGATCGTATGCTCTTAGTCCTAGTTCATCAAAAATATAATTGTTTGTTAAGTCGTTTGCAGTATCAAATGCATCCTGTCCGTCTGGTTCACCGTAGTCTAACAAACAACTTACAACTACATCTGTATAATTTGTACCACTTACGTGTCTTGTTTCTAGTTTATTTCTTGCAGGATCTGTATTGTTGACTGATCTATCATCTACTACTTTTGTATACGTTTGGTTGTATAAACTTGCATTTGTTCCTGTAGAGTTTGGAGTGAGGTATGTAATAATGCCTGTAGGATCAACACTAGTACCGCCGTTACCAAAACTCATTTCATAGATAAAACCTTGTCCTGCATTGGTTATGCTTTCTGCTAATGCAATACTCATGTTTTCATAGTGTATTGCATTTCGTTTATTCACCAGAACTTTTCCAGTTTCTGGATCACTAATCTTTATGTGTCCTTGTAAAAGCACACCGTTTTTATCGTTTATTTTATCAGTCATTTTCTGTTTCCTACAATGTATTTATTCAATAAACTTTATGCTGCCGCTACGCAAGAAATTAGCGATATTATTGTTGCTCTTGCTTAATGCTGTATCTGGATCATTCCAAACTTTGCCGTGTTTTCTTATTACAAATACCTGCTTATTTGCAGGAGGTATGTAATTTTCTTCGTACAATCCTGTATCAGGATTAGGTACATTTATAGTTAATATGTTACCGTTGACACTAAATTCAGGTGGTAATACTTCATCACCGTCTACACTATCTAATGCTAAGGTAGGATTAAACTTATCTATACTATTCTTTCTTAAACGTCTGCCTTCATAGAATACATCAAAAAATTCTTCCGGATTAATTTCAAGATCATGTGCAGTGTTATATGTAGCTGCAAAAGTACTTGGATCAAAATCTAAATCTATAATTCTTGTACTGCCGTCTGTAGTATATATCTTAGTTATAGTTTCATCTGTGTAAGGAACATTTTTGTTTGCGCCTTGGTCATAGACTTTTGTTCCTGCTGCTACACTTTCGTTTACACTTGTACCTAGTGTACCTCTACGTAGCTGGCGCAGTGTATTACCTTCTTTAACAAGATATTCGATACGTTCTTTGTTTATCCAAATAATCCCTGGTAAGTTTTGAGCTTTGTTTGGTTCAGATAACAAGTCACCATTAGTTACTTCAATTCTTAGATCATAATAGTTTAGATCTTGTGTAAGTTCAACTTCGCTTTGATCAATACGTTTAAAGTGTGTTCTATTAAGCATATCTTTAAACTGTCTAAATGCAAATCTTTCAGTAGCCAAAGGTGCTGAGAAACTTAGTACATCAACAACATCGTTTTCGTTTAGCTTTCTTTCTATACGAACTCGTGTTCCGTCGTCAGTAACGTAGTAATCTAAGCTAGGTATTAACAATTCGCCGTTTACACTTACCCAAACAAACTGTGCATCGATTACAGGCTTACGCAACAGTATTTCACCTGTTGTAAGTCTATGATATGTTGAGTATTCTTTCGAACCTGTTGTAAGCGTACTTCTAGCTGCAACATCATAACTTATTCTTTCTGATTGTAAGATATTATGATTTGTAAATGTTATTATCTCAATCGGAACATCGTACCCTGGTGTATCTACAAAAGATATTTGATTATTTTCAATTGTGTATTCACCGTCTCCTACTATATAAACTTCTAGTACATCTCCAGGTTGTCCAACGCCAGGTAACAATTCAATAATACTATTAGCACTATCAAATGTCCACTGTTGCGGGAATGTAATAGGCTGTCCGTTAATATAAGGTTTAACGGTATTTTCAACATTAGTAATGCTACTTGCTGGTTTTTGGAACAGCTCAATTTGATACTGTCTTTGTCTAGATTCAGGAACAACATATTCTGCATTATATCCAGGATTTAATATTTTGTTTCCTACTCTTACAAGCATTTTGTATTCTGGAGGTGTTTGATAAAGTGGAGTTACAGGTAACTCAAATGTATTTGTACTTCCGTCACCTTTAAATTCCGATCTTGCCATTTGGCTATAATTTAATTCTTCATCTGCGGAGAAAATAATATAGTCTATTACATCTCCTTCATCGGGATCTGTAACAAATCTTACAAGAGTATTTCCCCCAAAGTTAGGATAACTGTCGTCTGCTTCTACTAGAATTGCTTCTGCTGGAACACCGTTAAGTGTAACATACAGCGACATGTTTTCTTGGAATTTCACAGAAGTTAGATAATCACTTTGTTCAAATCCAGCAACAGTTCGGCCGGTGTCTAGGATTTGTTTTTGTCCCTTTCCAACAGCAATAATACTTAATACTTGATTAGCAACAAGATCTGGACTATTAAAGGACAATTTATTAGTTGCCCAATCAATATTGTATTGATCTTGCCCTAGTACTTGATCGTCAAGTTTAACAATTACAGATTCTGCACTTGCAGGAATAATTTTTAAATCAAACTCGTGATCATCTTCACCTAATACAAATGTTTGGACGTATATTAATCCTTGACCGTCTGTTTCTCTTTCAAATACTTTTATATCTAAACTATCAACTAATTGTCCAGGTACTAGTTCTTCAGGACCTTTACTTGTCATAGGTGTAACAAAGCCATCACCGTCGATAATAATTTCTTCTGCTGCAATACCTTTAGCAGTTTGATACTGTAGATCTCCACCGCTTAATGCTGTATCGTAAGAAAGTTCATCTGGCTCAAAGCTGCCATCACTAGTTTCTTTTCTTATAATAATACTGTCGCCGTCTTTTACAATTATTCCTAATTCGTCTAAGAATATATCTTGTGTTACACCGTCACCAATTATTGTTTCTATCCAAGGACCGTCGTATTCAGTATTGCTACTATCTAATGTCTGTCCGTCAATTCTTGTATATTCTGTTTCTCCAAGCAAACGAATATAAACATTATAATTAACACCATTTTCTAACGGAGTACTTAATCTTATACTTACTGTTGACCCATCAAATACAAAGACTTCGTCTTCAAATGTGTTTACATACGAATCCCAAGTAGTAGAATACCAAACATCACTGTCCCAACCGCTAGGTCCAGTAAATTCAAAACTTCTAACTTGTACGCCGCCGTAGTCGACGCCGTCCATCAGCTGACCTAATTCTTTTCCTAGCATGCCTGTTTCTGGATTGTAGAAAAAGTTAATCCTGTCTTGAGCATGAAGCATGTCTACGCTCTTATCATATTCTACAGTTATTACAGCATTCAGTACTGGAGGTGTTGTAAATTCAATAACACCTTGTGTTCTTTCGTATCCTGTATTGCTGTTAACTCTATTATAATATGTAAATTCGCTTCTAAGTAATTGAACGCCGTCTACGAAAATTTTAATTTTTCTGTTGTCATTAGCAATAGGCCATTCTAAATTATATACTGTTCTAGAACCAGTTCCAACAAATGTTTCAACACTATCTAGATTTAAAATATACATGTTTCCTGAGGTTCTATCAAACTTCACTCTCATGTGTGCAGTTCTAACTTTGCTGTTTCCTATAATAACACTTGCACTTGCTGCTTCTCCGTCTTCAGCTTGAGATCCTACAATTCTTATAGTAGGTGCTGACAAATATCCAGAACCTGGATTTGTAACTTCTATCTTTGTAATAGAACCTCTGCCTAAGTATGCTTGTGCTGTAGCGCCTGTTCCACCGCCGCCTTCAATGTAAACTTTAGGAGTAAATGTAAATTTACTACCAGGATTTGCTATTCTAATTTCTGTAACTTCATACCCTACATTATCTCTAAAGTCTCTTCGAGGCAATTGATTTATTTTATCATTATCAGTTACAAGAACATCATTTTTAACAACTACATCTGCAACATTAATTCCTTTTTTAACTGTGTCATAGTAAGGAGCAAGATCAAAATCAGTAATTTTACTTTGTGTTTCGTCTAATGCTTCATAATCGCTTACATATTCTCTGATAGATGATCTATAAGGTTTAGCTTCTTCAATATATGCTTCATAACTAGGAAGTGTATCATTATTAAATGTAATATCTTGTTCTAATATTCCTAGATTATGTTTTGCTTTTACAAAACTTGTTTTAAATGCCCAATCAACATAACTTTGTTCTGAGAAAACATAACGCAAACTTGCAAACCAAAGTTTATTATATTCTACAGCCAATTCGTCTACAAAAATATTATCTCTAATTGTATCAAGTATTATTCTTAATTCTTTAATAGGCTGATTATCATAAAAATAACTATCAAAACTTCTAGTATCAAAACCAATGCTGTTATTCAATAAATCATAAAGTGATTCTTTAAACTGTATAGTACCGTTTTGTCTACCTACAGTTTCATAATTGATTGTAAAATCTTCTGTATCTTGGTTATCGATTTTTCTTAGAAGAAGCCATCCGCCTGAACCAACGCTATTAATTTTTACAATATCACCTAAATTATTATCTAGTCCATATAATTGGTATGTTCCTTCTAGTTTGTCATTTATATCTGTAAATGCATTATACCCGTCAGCATACCAATCTGCATAATCCCAGAAAAGTTTTGTATCGAACTCTTGTACACGTTTTCTAAACCATTCGCTAGAAGTATTATCCCAGTCATAAATCGACCATTTTCCGTAAACCGAGCTATCTGCATTTACAAGAACACTTAAACGTCTTACAATTAATCTAGTTGTGTCAGTATAGTTTTCGCCTTGACTTATAATTTCAACACTAGTAACTTGTCCAAGATTATTAATATATGTTTGTAATTCTGCACCCGATCCTTGTCCTACTATTTCAACTGTAGGACCTTTTCTAACAGTATCAGTTTCTGGATCAAAGTTAATGTCTTTATACCCTCTGCCTGCGTCTATAATTTCCACTCTAGTAATTTTACCGTTGCTAACAATAGGTGTTAGCTGTGCTTGGGTAACTTTACTTGTACCGATAAATCTTAATTCTTCTAAAGTATCAATTTCATAATCATACAAATTTGTAAACTTACTTGGTTTTACTTGGGCCGATGTTAACGGCGATAAATTAAAATCATCAACAATAAGTTTTTCTATAAGAACTAGATTAATTCTTTCTATTACTTGCTTTAATGCTTCTGTCTTGTTAACAAACATTCCCTGTCTAGGAGAAAATCTATTACCATATTTTAATTTAACTGGTAAATTCGGATCCGGAACTTGCCTAGATTGTTCGTCATATCCTATTAAACTATCAAACCATTTACGCTCAGTTTCTTCATTTAGAACGCTTGTTGCTAAGCCGTCACTCATAATTTGATATTGTGTGTGAATATTTTGTTCAGCATTTTCATTGTTGAGCCATTTAACGTTAAGCACAACATTTTTATCATTTAAGAAACTATCAACATTATGAACTATAAATCTATCTTGAGCGTGTATTGCCAAATGTCTATAACCCGAGCCTGCAGGATCGGATATAATTCTAGCTAAATCATTTACAGATAGTATTCTTGATTTATTAACAGGAACATCTGTTTTATTTCTTACCCAGAAGTAAAACTTGCTTCCAAAAGTTTGTGTAGTTTCGTCATAGTTAATAACTTGTGTGTATTGTGCATCTGCATATGCAGACTGTCCGCTTACGTTTACTGCAATACCTGCATCAGTTCCGCTAAGATCATCCCATGCACTCGGAATATAATCACTTTCTACCCATTCGTAAACTACTACTTCGTATCCCGGCATTAATTTATTAAAGTTATTAACTTGATGTACACTGTCACCTTGATAAGCGTTGATAAATTTCGTTCTACTAATATCATACCAAACTTCGCCTACATGTGACGGACCCCAAGGGTCGGCTTCATCAAACATACCTGCTATCGGTGTAACATTATAACGTGCTGGATCCCAAGGTGTTTTGTAATCTATTTCTTCTTCAGCAACACCAGGAAACTTTCCTTGTATAATATCTACAAAATCTAAATCAGTTAGTTTTGTATTTGTTTCTTTATTGTATAAGAAGGCACCTTCTATTTTACTAATATCAACAGTATCCACCGGTTCTCTTATTATATTCCAAGCTGACTTATTGAACGGTTTTCTATAATCTATTATTTCGCCTTCATAAGTTTCTTTTGTTATTCTAGGCATACCTACGTAAGTATGATTATCATTAATTAAAAGTATTTCACCAAATGTTTCAGTTTCTCCTGCATAACTAAATCTTTCTGCAAAAACAAATTCGTCATTTAGGTTTTCAAATACAAATACAGCACCACTATTAATATTAATATTATTAAAGGTTGTAAACCCAGAGTCAAAAGAAGTAACAGTTTCTGTGTTGCCTAAACTTGTACCGTCAAATGTAGTCGGAGAAACTATGTCACCGTTCTTACTTGTTATTACTAGTTCATTTTGACTGAAGTCTATATTATAACCAAATAATTCAGATTGTTCATTGTTTGGACTGTAAAGTATTACTGGATCTGTAAACTGACCTTGAGCATTTTCTTTATAAACTAATACCCTGCCTTGATCAATATTTTTACTATCATTAAAAGGTTCACTTATTGCAAGGAACTTGCCGTCGTCGCTAATAGCAATGTCATGATAGATACCGTCTTTACTGCTTGTATCTTCTATTATTTGCTTAAACATATACTTGTTACCGTCTAATTTGTATATGCCTATCGAAGTAATAGTGTCGCTCACTGTAAAGTCAGTAATATAAAATCCTTCTCCGTATTCGTCTAGTGCAAGATATTCCCAAGTACTATCCGGAGTATCTACATTAAGAGTCGGATCAATACCACCGGCGTCATCGTTGAAATAATTGTTTGCAATTCTAAATTCTTTATCGTTTAATATGCTGTGTACATAATATGTAACACCTTCAGAAAGCCCAACTTGTGCTGCTGCTCCTGCACTATCAATAGCAGCAGGTATTCTAATGCGTATCGGCATACCTATTGACATCCACGCTGTGCTCGAATCATCGCTAAGAACAATTGTGTCGTTGTCAGTATCAATTGCTTTTACTTTAACTTCAACTTTATGCTCGTTTAGTACAACAAGCGTTTTACCATCTTTGCTTACATCAAAGTTTTTAGCAAATTGTGTAAGCGGCCATTTAGGACTAAACACAAATTCATTTTCATACAGTGTGCCACTATTGTTTGGAAGGTATCCTAAATAATCTTCACCACTTGTAACTACTTCCCAATCTCTAGAGTTAAACGGTTGTGTTCCGTCAACTCTTGTTATTGCTTTATATAGTTTAAGAGTACTATCATCGTCAGGGTCAGCATATTTTACAATTTCTCCCGGTGAATAATCTAAGAACGGATCATTAGCAAACAATCCTTTGTAGTCACCGTCTTTACCGTAACGCCAACTTATTCTATTCCAATAAGTTGTATTAGCAACATCAATCGGTATCTCTTCTTGTGGAACAAATCTACGTGCTTCGTAATACTCGCCATTATTTTCAACTATTGTACCTGCTTCGAATTCGTTTATAGGTCCCCATTCTCCGAAGAAATTTTCTAATTTATCTTTGGGAACACCGTGTTTAATAATTTCAAGTTGTCCAGTGTCGCCTGTAGAACTTACAAATAAAGTATAATCTAAGCCGTCTTGGACCATTTTAATTTTGGTTCCGTATTCTTTATTAGTTGCAGCACGTTCACTAACAAAACTGTTTACATATGAATAGCCGCTTCTGCCGTTTGACTTGAAAATACTTATAACACCTTCGTTGTCGTACTTAACATCACCGAAATCGTCTACAGTTACTGAATATACTTGTGTATAGTCTCTGTTATAATAATCAGGATAGTTAGCCGGAACATCAGCACCTAGTTTAAGCTCTTCGTCATAGAACCAATATTCTTCATCGACAATTTTACTGTATTGCCAGCTAGGTAATAATTGTGCGCCTCTACGCAAAGGCAAGTTTCCGTCTGCGTTTCTAAAAATTAATAATCCACCAATAAGGTCAGTTCCTAGTGCAATATCCTGCTCAACACTAGAAATCCGTCCCATGACCCTTGCAGGCTCTCCAGGAAATAGTACAGGATCTGGTTCTCTTCTGATTTCATATCTTGCAATGTTGTTTAACTGCGACCAATCACCTTCTATATTTCTAAGGAATACCCTTACAGAAAATCCGTCTCTTTGATACCTAACTACTTCTGCTCTACTAGTTGTTCTTTTAATTAAACTTAGGCCGCCGAATTCATCAAACGGTGTTTGTATGTCTGTAATTATTGATCCAACTAGTGGTTCATACGGATCATCGCCAATAAACTCTGTAAATTCAAAATCTATATATCCGTCCCATATTTCAACAACTTCGTGTTTTTTGTTAAGTTGTTCAAATGTAAATCCAGCAGCATCTGTGTCAATAACATAATCATTTAAATCATATAAATTTAATCTTACTTCAATATTATCTCCGGTAACTGGATCTAAAAGAACATTTCCGTTTTCATCAGTAATTTTACTTTGGTATTCCTTGCTCATCCTAACAGCAAATAAATCTGTTGAAAATTCTTGTTTAACAGGTAAGTTACCGTTGTCGCCCCAATAAGTTAAATTGAGTATTTGACCTGCTTGATCTTGCTGTCCTGTATAAGATCCTATTGTACTGATTAGGTTTTGTAAGTTAAAATATTCATTAATCTGTCTGTTGTCTGAAGCAATTTTAATATCATTGTAAATCACACCAGTACCTGTATCAAGCCATGTAGAACCATTCAAGTACGTTAAAGGAACTGTTTTTTCATTATCAGAATAAACATTAAAATACCAGAAGCCGCCTAGCCCGTCAATTATATTATCAGCAAGTATTTGATAAATGCCCATTGAATCTCTATCATTTACATAAGCAGTACCGGTATTATCAAAAACACCGTTAACCCGTGTCAAATACATTACACAACTGTCGTCTTGTATACCAATATAATATAGTTGTCCGCTACCGGTAGGTGTTGTAATGAAATCGCCGACTTGCGGTGTATTAATAAATGTATCTACGTATAATACTAAGTCAATTTTTTCAACAATTGTATGTGTATCTGTAATTACATCATACGTTAAGGCACCGCTGTCGCCATCCCAAGGAAAATATGCATTTAGTGTAGGGTTACTGTTAGAATATCTATTCCAAGTAACACCTACTTGGTCTCCAGGTTCGGTAGCAAGATATGCTTCAAACGGGGCTCTTAATAAAAAGTGGTCCGTTGGCTTTCCTGGAAGTCCAGGATTACCTGTTAATAATAGTGTTATTAGTGTGCTATCTGCATCAGGGGCACTTGCAATATCTTTATAACTGTTAAATGTATTGTATGTTGTTGCAGCAGATGCTGGAATAATTTCCCTATTAGCTTTGTATAGACTTTCTCTAAAATTGATAATATCATTCTTACCGTAATTTACAAAAGGATCAAAATCTCCTTTGTACCTTGTTTTAATTTCTTCTGCATTTGGAACGCCAACTGCTAGATATAGCCCGTCTGGAGATACTGCAACACTTTTACCAAAGTTTATAGCTCTTTGACTCACTGCAACATCAACTGGCTCTGTGCCAGCGCCAAGACTAGTTTCAACACCGCCATTTATTTTTATAAGATCCCCGTTGCCGGTTGTAAAGACACCAAACACATCACCTAATTTTATTTCGGTGCCAGCATTGACTTGTTCTACTACTGTACCTATCGCACTACCTTGTTTAATTTGTTCATCTACTGCAAGATTCACAGGAACTCCAAGAGTTAACGTAACGTCAGTAATTCTAATATCATCTGGTGGAACTAACGACTGTCCTAGTACTAAGTTATTAGTTTCAATACTACGTTTGTAAAGATGTACTTTACCGTCATTGTCATCAGGCGCTGCTGCTGCAAAATTTCTATTGTCATCACTTACAGCAATCGAAGTTCCGTACTTTTCATAGTTTTCTGAAATCGGTGTTGGGTTAAACAATACCTGTTGCTCGAAATAGTTTTGCGAGTTTTGTATTACACTCCAACTTTCACCTAGTTTATCAATCCATATTTTTTGATTCGGTGATTTGTAAGTTTCGATTAGTGTGTTTAATTCTTGTGTGTTTGAAACCCTTACACTTCTAAACTTTGCAACTAATAGATTAACTTCTTCTTCTGTTGGTGTAATTTCTAAACCTTCAGGCAATTCTAAAACAATATCTTTTGCATCTATTTCTGCTACATAGCAGAAATAATCTAATCCAATTGCTCCTGCATTGTAAACACCTACTACATCTCCTACTTCTAGGTCGTTACTTACGTATTTAGAAAGTGTTACTCTAGCAAAAGGTGAAGAACTTGCTTCAATAGCGTCCGCACCTTCGTCTTCAACAACTATACTTAAAGCATTATACGGTGTATCAACTAATTGATAAACATTCCATGATTGATTGTCGTCTGTTACCCAAACATAATCACCTATAATAACTTGATCTGTTGTAACGTCAAGAAACTCGTCTTTGTCTTGAATACGATACTTGATATCCTCAACTCTTACATATCCTGCAGATTTAATAAATTCTTTTACATCTGCAACTTTTGGAAAGATTTTTGACTGGTAATCATCTGCTTTAGAATATACTTCGTAAGGTTGTATTTCAATAACGTTATCAATGCGAGATGCATCTTTAATATCTACTAGTTCAATAGGTTGTGGATTAATTCTAAACTTTTCTTCGTCTAGTATAAAATCAACGTCTTTATATTTGTCAGTAGCACCGTACTGTCCTAGCTCAATTGCCCATTCTTCAAAAAACTCTAAACTATCTTTGTCAGCACTATTAAGTGCATCAAACAGTTTAGTTAAACTATTCAATGTACCTTTATCAGCAATCATACCTTGATAAAATTTAAATTGGCTTACATCATCATTGACAATATTTGCAAGATAATTCCTCGGTTGATAACCGATCAAGTGTTGTGCTAATTTTTGTTGTCCTATATCAAAATTATCACTATCTAAATCATAAAAATCTGCAAACTGATTAATTTTATAATCAAAGTTGACCATTAGTTGTGATTCGGGTTTTTCAGCAAGACGCTGCCAAACATTATTGTTAAATGTTTCTTCGCCTGGAATATTATATAATGCTACATAATAAAATTCTTTATGCTTGACAAGGTCGCCAATTGTATAATCTTTATAGGGTTCCCATACGGTAATGTCAATATCATCATATACAAATCCTGGAATATCTAATCCACCAGTCCAATTATCAGATCTATAACCTAAAACTTTTATGCGCTCTTGTCTGTATCCGGTCGATGGTTGGTAAATCACATCACCAAATTGGGTTTGATTATCTAATAAACATACGTGTTCTTTTTGTACTAATGGCAACTGTGCTTGATATATACCCTGATCTGTATTTTTTAGAACTAGACCAAAACTATTTTGCTGTCTAATTGTATGATCAAATGATTTATCAATCTGTCTTGCATCTGCATCTAATATACTATACGAATAGAAGTTATCAAACAAGTTGTCTACAACTGCATAATCAGTTCTAAATTGTAAAACATTTGCAGCAGGGCTTAAACTAATTGCTGTGCCAGCTGCCCAATTTTGTGTAGTCCAGAATAAAAATTCTTTACAAGCGTATTTCCAATCGTCTAAATCTGTAGTTGTGTTATTATAAGTGTCAAATACAAAACCTTGGTCTTCAAGGTACTGACCGTATCCTAACAAAAAGTCAACTACTTCTTGACTGGTTCTAAGTTGTGTACCGTAGTTTATACGTTTTTCAACCTTTCTAAAGGTTTTTCTTATAATTGCTCTTCTACCACCTGTAGTAGGTAGCTCTGGTAATTTAGCAAGATTTTCTAATGTAAAAACTGCACCACTTGTAAATGCAGATGTTGTTCTATAATATATTCCTGCATTTTCAATAACAACACCTTGTAAAAATCTTGTATCAGGTGACCAAGTTTGGAATGTTTCGCTAACACCTCCTACAATAATTACATTGTCCGAATTGCTTTCAATATATTGGTAATAAGGAAAATAAGGGTTTTCAAATGCATAACCTCTTACACGGTATCCGCCTGTAACCTTTTCAACTGTTACAGCACTATAAATTTGATTAGCTACCGGAGAACTTGTATTAAAGAATATTTTATAATTTTCTTCAGGTACAAAAACATTACCTTGATTATAAGGAGTTCTGCTGTCTAATAACAATTTAAATTTACTTTTATCACTAAATCCGCCAATCTTAAAACCCATTTGATTTGTAAGTGTTGTAAGTTGGTTTTTATATTCTGAATATACAGAATCTACATTAGCACTAATATAGTTAAAAACATAATTAACCAAGCCGCTTGTAATTTTTCTTTCTGCACGATTATAACTATTTGCAAATGTGAGCTTATTTAATTCAATAAATTTACCAGTATCTTTATATACTTTTTGACCGGCTATATTTTTTACAATTCTAGAAAGATCAAATGCTTTACCAAATATTTCATTTGGCTTTGTAAGTATCAAAGCTCTAATAATTGCAAAAGGATATTCGCTACTTCTTCTCCATGCGCTTTCAGTTGGTGAAACGTCTCCAAATGCAAATTTATTTCTAGTGTTTCTTGCAATATAATTTTTTGCATAGTTAGAAGATAGTGGAGATCTAATTTTTCCATTTTTATCAACTGGAATATTTTTTAATAAATTAGGTCTTGCATATCGCCAATCTCTTCGAGTGTTGCCTGGTTCTTTAATTAACCCTTCGCTTAAATCTTCCCACAATATTAAATTATCTAAAGTGTAAGGTGCTTTACCGTATGTGCTATCCCACCAGTCTGGTTTAATTGTTATACCTAACATTTCCCAAGGATGTGAATGAGGGCGATCGGTGTCGTATGCTTTTCTATATACACCACGCCAAAATCCTGGAAGTAAGTTACCTTCAGGATCGTTCATCTGGGAGTAGTTAAATGTTAACTGGTTGTCTCTGCTATAAAATTCGTTTTCTGTATAATCAGAATCTACCAATTGCTGCCATTCAACAAAGTCACTTAAAAGTGCATTATTAAGACTTTCTAGTTGGATACCTGTATCTCTATAAGTACCTGGTAGATAATCAGTAAGATCAAAAATTTCTTTGTTATAGCCAAGTTTAATATTATTAAAAATTCTACGTTCTAGTTCTAATAATAATTGATCTCGAAAATCATCAAATGCTACAACAATAGATCCGTCATGACCTTGAATTACTTTAGTAGGTTCTAAATAAGTGTCGTCTACAAATATCTCTGGTTTGTATACCGGATACAACCCTAGTTTTGTAGGAGTAGGAGGAATATATGCACCGTCAGTTGACTCCCACTCAATAACTTCAATTGTGTCGCCGATTCTTTGTCCTGCATCTACTAATACAAATCCATTTTCGTCAAATGTATAATCTTCAGTTATTAAAAGCAAATTTCCGTTTAAATAAACTTGAACTGATTTGTTTGTTAACTCTTTCGGATCAAAAGGTTGTGTTAAAGCATAATAAGGATTTCTAGGATCTAAAACTTCAAAAGTTAAGACATTGTTTGCACCAATAGGAACCATATCACTAAAGTAATAAGGCATAGAAGGTGTTTTGTCTTTGTTTAATTCTGAAAGAATTTTATTTACATGTTCTCTTATTGGTCCATCATATCCCAATGTTTCAGCAATTTGTAAAAATTGTCTTTTGAATTTTGCATAATCATTTTTTGAGTTTTTAATTGCATTGATAACATTAAACTCTTTACTTGTTAAATGATATCCTGCAAGATTCATTGGAGCAGTATGCTTAACAAATCTTTTTCCAAATTTGTTAATATTTTTAATATCTCTTAAATTACTAGGACCAGGATATCCGCCAACAAAAGGTATAATGTCTTCGATCATAGAGTCAACATGATCAATGACTTCGCCTAAAGTAAACTGTGTAATATCTTGGTTCTTTGGGTTTCTTTCTAGGTTGTAAGGAAATTCATAATAGCCGTTATCATTTTTTGTAGTTTTAGTTTTAATTCTTAATTCAACTACATCATCTTCTGCCAACTCATTATAAAATCTTACAAACAACCGAGAATTAAATCTATCTAGTTCGTAGTCTACTAAATCGAATTTTAATTTTTTATTAACATAAACTGCTACTCTTAAATCTTGTATGTTTGCAGCATTATCAACAACATCAACTTCAAAATTATTTGACTGACCAATTGTACTAATATATTGTCTAATAATTTTTTGTTGCATTTTAACAGGCTCATTAGTCCAACTGTTTTCATAAACATAAGATCTATTTGCATTATATTTTTTCAAAAATGCAGTATCAGTAGAAACTGTATAAAATCCTTCTTCATCTTGATACACAAAACTGTCTGTTAATAGATTAAAGTCAAATACTATATCTCCTGAATTTTCAATTGATTGATAAGTTAACGAAAATCCTAGTTCATTATCGACTGTTCCGTCTCCTCTAGCATAACTGAATAATTTTGTGCCAGTAAAGTTATTTGCTTCGTAGACTAATTGATCTCCAAAGCTGTTGCCTTTACTATCAAACAAATCAAATTTTGGTTCTATATTTGTACTTGTTTTTTCTTGAGACTTTTTCCATTCAGTTCCAGTATAATGAAATAAAGTACCGGCATACTTGTCACCTTTTGTAATAAGAACGGTTTCTAATTCTTGTGGTAAAGTATCAACTGCTTCTTGGAGTGTTAGCTGTCTTCTGTTTCCTACTGTGATATATTTTACTTCATATATTTTACCATTAACTAGTATGTCCTTGTCTGCTGTAAACAAAACTCGCATACCATCTGCAAGGGCAATACCGTCTACATTATAACCGAGCTGACCTTCAATTGTTGAAAATACATCTTCTGTATAATCATCTATTAAATCAATATCGTTTTTTGCAAATACACCATTGTTAAAAAGTTTTAGTCCGGCTTCAAATTCAATAATAGGTCTTTTAGCTCTTGCACTTTGGTCTACATTACTAACTTGGCCATTGACTTCTGCTGCATACTGTATTACATCCTTATGGAACCATCTATTATATCTTGCCCAAGGGTTTTTATCAGGGCTTGCTCTATTAATAACAATATAATCTTTTTCACCTGCATAACTACTTTGATTTGCAAAAGGCAATCTATCAAAACCTTCACTATCAAACAGCACAGGCTGGTCGGTAGAGTACGCAGAAGGAAGAATTAAGTCTCGGTCTCTAACTAACTTAATCTCATCGCCTACACCTTCGACATAGTAAGAACCTTCTGCATATTTTTCAGGAGTTACTTTTCCAGAAAACTGTACTTTAAGTCCATTAGTAAATTTTATACCATTTGAACTTGTGTATTCTTTTTTCCCTAAAATTTCTGCTTCAACATTGATTGCTGTGTTTTCTTCAATGTCGTATATTCTTATTTGACCACTGGTTTGTAAATCATTTTTACTTATATAGAAAAGATAGTCAGGTGAATTTAAAGGAATGGTAAACTCTATTGTGCCTTCTTCGACATAAACATTTGCAATTTCAATACCTTCCTCGTCGAATTTTGTAATGCCGTCTGGATATAATTCGCTTGTGTTTATATCATCACCAACTTCTATTCCACCTTCTTGAGGTAAAATAATAAATTCGCCTACATCGTAACTATCACCAAATAAACTTGCGTCAAATAATCCTTCTCCTCTAACTCCTTCTCTTGTGGCAGTTATAACAGAGTTACCAGGAGTAAAAGATCTTGACAATGCAATTGCCATAGGATGACCAGGTGTGTTTATTTCAAATCTATATGTTTGTCCTCTGTAAAGCGTTAACTTCGGATTTGCTGTAAGTCCGTCTGGAGTAAAGATATATGAAACATTATCTCCTTGATCGGCAAGAGTAACTTTATATGTACTTTGGATACCTTGTTCTTGACCTAAAACATCAACAACTTGCGGACCGGTTGGTAACCAATAATACTCACGGAAGTTTACAAACTTATCCCAATCAATATGTGGATTCCAAGGATGATAGTCTTGAGAATAAAGAGAACTATGATTTCTAACATCGCCGCCAAATACAGAAATTTGGTTTGTTATGTCATTATAGTCTTTATAGAAAGTAACATTATCTAATTCGTCTTTGATAACCATTGCTGGTTCAAACTGATAATTTTCTCTTTGCTTGCTTACATCGCCTGTATAGTTGTCTCCTGCAAGAAATGCTTTTGCATTTTTTCTTCCAAAATAAGAATTAAGTTTTTCAGCAACACCCGGCTGTATTAATTGGTCCATTGTTGCTTGTAAAAAGTTTACATTTGCGGTTGTTCTAAAATAGCGAGGTAATAAGTCTGAGCTACGTCTTCTCTCTTCGCCGTCGCCTGGCAAAGGAACGTCATTTTGGTTTTCTATAGCCATTAGTAACTATAACCTCCACTGTTTGAACTGCTGCTTGAACTGCTGCTTGAACTGCTGCTTGTTGCTCCTGTATTAACAGATGCACTCTGCACACCTACTGTAGTAGGTATTGTGCTTGTAACAACTTTTCCAGATGCTTTTAGTTTAGTTGATGTAATTTCATCAATAATTTCTATGTCTTTAACTGTAGCGCCATTAATAAATATTTCATTATTTTCAGAATTAATTTGGAACAAACTACCGAAAGATTGATCTGATTGTTTAGGAACAATTAAGAAACTAACAATATCTGGACTCATAGAATTCATTACGTAAGAACTTAATTCTTGGAAAAAGAAAGTATCTCCAAAGTCCCAATTTTCTGTTGAGAAAAATCTATTCATGTACCCAATGATTCTAGATTTTACATCGTTATCATTTAAAACTAAATCAGGATTTTTTACTACTTTAAAAGTAACTTGTAAATCGGGCAAGGCTTTTGATCCAAATAACACTTTATACTTAACCGGATGATATATAATTTCATCACTAATTGATTTAATAGCATTAAGTTTACTACCATACTGTCTATACAATTCGTCACTGCTCGGCGGCTTAGGCATAGAAGCTAGTTCGTTTGCCAAGTAAAGTCTAAATTGTGTATCATAGTTTTTACTTAAAATAAATGTATCTATAATATTACTTAAACTTGGATCTATTCTTGTTTCACTATCCGCTACGTGCAAATAATTAAATTTTAAACCGTCTCTACCAATATAAGCTCTATAATTTGATACAGTTGTAAGACTATTTGCAGTAGAATTAAATTCTTTAAAAATACCTTCTTCTGTTAAGTAGAATATTTTACCGTCATTGTTAGCAGTCCTTTCAACTGCTGATTCATCAGTAACTTTAATGATGTCAGCATTTGAATTATTAAAATACTTAAAGTCTTCCACACCGTCCGAAGTTGTATATATTTTTTGGAAGATGTATTCTTCCTGGTTTACAATTTCTTCAAACATTTCAGGGTCATCAAAAACACCGTCATCGTCTTTATCATAAAATGTTATTTCTAACTTTCTTGTATCTCTATATCCTGCAGAATCTCTAAATTCTTTTACTGCGCTCCATGTAAAATCTCTAGTAAAAGGTCTTCCAGATCCGTCAGGTAATGTGTTTATAGATAACACATCAATTTTATCTTTTAAAACTTTACCTGTTCTAGGATTAAACACTTTACTAGACTTGTCAAAGTAAAACTTAATTTCATCTGCACTTTCGAATACATACCTAAGATTGCGATATGTAATTGTATATGTTTCGCCGTTTGTTTTAAAATAAACTAACCAACTAGCATCTAGTTGCTGACCGCTTGTATCACCGGCTTTACCTGTACTAAATGCTCCTGTAGAGTTAATGTTATCAGCTGTTATAAGTTTCCATTGTCTAGCTGCATCGTCATATCTAATAGCATAATCATTATAAGCAAATGTTTGATCTATGATTTGTGTTTTTAAATCGTCTAACAAAACTGTTGCTAGTTTAGGCTTAACTTGAGTTAATATAGGTTTAATATTTGGATTATCTGATGTTGGTAGAATATCGTTTAAAATAATATCACCTATACCATTTGTTTCACCTGTGCCGTCTCCATTGGCAGTTACAACTTTTACCCATTTATATGTTGTAGCGTTTGGATGATCTGCATTGCCTTCCATAATAGAATTTGAACTATCGAGCATAAAATGATAACCTTCTGGTGGTTCAAATCTCAGCATTGTTCCAGATTCAATCAGTCTTAGGCTGTTACTAGTAAACTGTCCAACTTTCAAATTAACGCCGTCTTGGTCTGTTAAGTTACCTGTGTCAGCGTTTGTTTGAGTAGAAACCGATGTCCAAGATGCATTAAGATCTGTAACGATGTTTTCTGGAAATTTTGCCCAGTAAAAATTCTTTATATTTGTTGCTTTAAGTAAAGGTTGAATTTTATTATAAATTATACCCTCAACATCGCTTTGTGTAACAAATGTAAAATCAGATCTTTCAGTAAACTCTTGTTGATATATAACACCGTCTGTGCCAAATAAGTTTGTATTACTATATTTTCCTGTTGTATCTTTAAGATCTAAGTATCTACTAATTCCGCTGCTTACTCTATTTACAGCCTTTGTTTTTATAATATCTTGACTAACACCTAGAGGAGCAACATTATAATCTTCAGCTGTAATCATTCTATTTTGAGTATAATATGTAGCAGGAGCATTAGTTTTAATACTTGCATTCGACTCACTTTGCGCTGCATTAGTAACTGTATACTTCAAACTCATTGTGATAGTAAGAGTCTCATTAGTATTTTTTCTACTAATATAAGGAATTTCAATACTAATATTATTCATTCCAGCTGGGCCAACAGTAATATTTCTATTTGCACTAACTCTATAGTATGATCTAAATCCGCCTGCAGGTAAGTTACCAAATACACCATCGCTGAATATTAAGTTCACCCTGTCTCCAACTCTTGTAGAAACTGCGTAAACATTTCTAATATTTTTATTAAGGCTGTTATAAATGATATTATTACCTTCTACAGCATCTAACTTTGTCCATAACTCTGACTCAAATCCGTTTGAGTCTATACTGTATACCCATACATCACTGTTATTAATGTTTTGAACATCAATAGCAATGTTTTGATTTGGTGTAGGGTTACTTACAGAAAAATCACCTGTCTGCAATGCGCCTTGTCTAAAGTGCATAAAAAAGCCAGTATTGCTACTTCCTGATCCGCGACCGTCATCTCTGAATATAAATGCAGGATTATTTCCAGGCAGCGGCGGCTCTTCTAAAATTTCGCCTGCTTGTACATCTGTACTAACTACTTCAAATTGTACTGTAGAACCTTCTACAGTTTTACTAAACTTAAATCTTGGAATATCTGTGTTAAGAGCATTTAATCTGTATTGCTCTGTAGGAATGCCTGCTACATTATCAGACTTTACTGGATTTCCTATTCCGTTATCAGGAGGAAGTGCAGCATTTAAAACTTGTGTAAATTGTTCAAACCAAGAGCTGCTGCTTGCATCGTTCCAATTAATTGTAATTCCTGATAAATTAGTTCCGGAACTGTCTATCAATGTTTCTGTTGTTTTGATAGAGTCAAACTTTAATAGTCCGTTTGCTGCTTGGTTTCTTTTTGGATTGTAAGATATAAGTCTAGCAAGACGTAGAACACTTTCTCTGCGCTCTGCTGTTTCTAAAAAGTTTTCTCTTGCATTAAGATCTGTTCTAAATGACAGATTTTGCCCAAGGAATGCAATCATGTCAATTAGTGCAAGATATTCTGAACTTTCAATGTAATCGTTAAAATCTTCGGGATAATTTTCACGCAAATAATTAATCAAAGTTCTGCGTAAACTATCAAAGTCATAACTTTGAAAATCTGCATTTCTGTAAGATTGGTAAATTCTTTTCCAATCTTCTGTTACTAATAATCTGTTCTGTCTATCTGTAGATGACATGGCTATTCCTTGTTTGTTATAATATTTATCGTATCGGATAAAGTGCTACTATTATACTAGGCCAGCTGCTTGGTCAAATCTAAAGCGTAGTGTTTCGGCAATACTATAAGGAACATATACAAGATCCGCTTCTATTTGTATTCCTGATTCATAAGGTATTACATTTATAGTATTAACACTTACTCTAGGATCATAGTTTATGATTTCCGTAACATTTTGTATTATCGCTTCTTTTACATCTTCTGTAAAAGGCTCAAATAATACATCCCAGATTATAGTACCAAATTCAGGGTCTGATATTTTCTCTCCTTGGCGTATGTGAAAATGATTTATGATATCTTGTTTTATAAGTTCAAGATCAAACAATGCATAAGAATCCCTATTAATGTCTACAGTAGAAAATCCTCTGTAAGACTTTCCTTGCGAACTAGTTTTAGGAACCGCTGCATTTTTTACTGTAACTCTTTTGTAAAGATTTTTTTCTATTGTGCTCATAACGTATTTACCTTATACAATTGCCGTGCCGCGCTTGATTGCAGCGGTTCCTAGTGCATAGTATTCATCACCTGTGGTACCGTAAGCATCTGCTTGTCCTCGTTTACCGTTACGCCAATTCTTCATAGCACTTGCACCCAACAAGTGCGATCCTGCTAACATGCCTGCAATAACTTCGTTACTATCTCCTGTTCTTACACCACCGTTTCTTTTTAAGTAAGATAAGTTTTTATTTGTGTAAGCAATCATACCAATTTCTTGGCAGTTATTTTTATTATTCAGCCAGTCTTCTTTGTTGTTTACTCCGTTTTTACCGGTCCATGCATTTGGATTATCAAGTGTCGAATTCCTATTACTAGATCCTAAAATAATATAACCAGCCTCTTGAAGTGCAGCAGAACCAAATTGGTATTTTCCGGAAAATCCTATAGTGTTAACAACATCATATTTGTTGCCGCTTTCTCTTTGTCCTATAGCACTCATATAGTTTGCTGTTTCTGCTTTGGTAAATCCATCAATTGTACCTGGAACATCATTCGGTCCTAATACCGGAGCAGTAAGTTTTCCTGGTCTTTGTAAACTACTGTCTTTAGTTCTGTCCGCACTAGGTGATTTAGGATCTCTTGAAGGTTGTGTAACAAATCCTCTAGCAGACTGATTCCCTGTACTAGATATTGCAGGATTTCCGGCAGCAGGAGGATTGTTAGCATTTTTCCTAAATGTGTCAGGAGTTTGAGCAGGTTGCCCGTTAATAATCTGTCCTGGACTCTCTCTATCTAATACTTCAGTTTTAAATGATTGTGGGTTTTGGTTTTCATGATGAGGCCAAGGTTCATGTTGTGGCGCTCTTGTTAGAATAGTGTTGTATGTTCCAGGATCTGGTATTCCTGGAGTTATTTGCGGTAATGTTATTTCTGGTAAAAGAACTACAGGCACAGGAACTTCAGCAGGGTCAGCAACTGTACCTTTTGTTGCATCAGCTGTTAACCCACTATTCCAATGTATTTCTCCAGCATCGCCTGTAAGAACTCCTGCAGGTTTTAAATTTATATTAGTTGCTGCTTGCCAATAACCACTTTGTGCGGTTGTCATATGTATTGAGCCCTCAGCATCATGATGCATACTACTTTTTGATGTTACATTCCAAGTATCGTTAGTGCCTATTTTTATTGCTGCTGATGAAAACCAGTTTGATTCTGCATCTACATCTATATGTAAATTATCGCCAACTTTTAAATGTGTAGTTGTACCCGATTCTGTCTTAATCGAATCTCCAACTAGTGTTTGTAAACTATTTCCAACAGTAATTTTTCCTTCAGCACCTACATCTAAATTAAAATTATGTTTTGCTTCAAATTGTATCCTACCTGATTCAAGCTGTCTGCCGTCTGTGTTTGAACCATTAGAATACCTTGCACTAGCTTTCATGTTTATATTTCTGCCCGCTTCAACATTAAAATCTCTAAAAGCAGTTAAGTTAATATCAACTTCTGAATTTATACTAATGCTATCGTTTGCAAAAATATCAATTTTTCCGTCACTGGTCATTTCTAACCAAGCTGTTCCTCTACTATTACCAATATAAATTAAATCTTCTGAATTGTGTAAAAGTATTTGATGACCTGTTCTTGTACGCAAACGTATAAGTTCATTATGTGGTATAGTTTCGTCGCCGCCTGCTTCGCCTGCTTCAGCATTTGCATAAAAAGGTGGAGCTTCTTCTGCATGACCTTTCCTTAATAGTTTATCATCGCCGTCGTCGAAAACAAGACTACTTCCGCCAAGACGACTTGCATAATATCCAACATTATGTTGCTCAGTACCTTGGGTCAGTGTAGGTGCGCCAGCTCTTTTATCTAAAGGACCCGGAGTACTAATACCAAAAACTGCACTCGGAACTTCTCGTCTAGCACTTGTAGTTGTAGTACCTCTTATTTCGTCTGCAATAAGCCCTTGTACTTCTAATACTTGTGTAAAATCTTTGTTATAAGGTTTATTAAATCTAGTAGGATCTTTTCCTGCACCTTCTTCTATACGCTTGTTATATTCTCCTACAGGTAATTTAAATCCTTGTAAGTTACTAGGAGTAGCACCTGTGGTTAAGTTTGTGCTTGCCCTTCCATCAGGAACCATAAAATTCATATTTTCGTCTTGTATACATCCGATCCAATAACCATACCTACTATTATCTTCTGTAAATATTACTAGAACCCTTGTTCCTACATCAGGCGGAACAGCCCAAAATCCGTAACTTTTTTGTGTATATTCATATCCGTCATTTGCTGTAGTTCCGCCGGTTGACGTTACACCGTAAAAAGGTGACAAATATTTACAAGTAACTAATTGCCCAGTTCTTTCTGGGTTATTACCCGATGTTGCTTTTAATAGTTCTACTTCTAATGTACCCATATTGAAAGGATCAAGATGATTTACAACAATTGCTTCATAAGGACCACCGGCTTTAGGTGGTCCTGCACTTACTACTGTTCTTGATAACGTGTTAGGTCTTGCCATTATTATAATCCGCCAAATGCATCTATGCTTATATCATATTGTGTTAAAGGCTGTCCATCGGGTTTATGTGTTAGCCTATATTTTTTATCCCACTCTACTCTTTTTTCTCTTTCCTCTGACGTTAATCCTGTCGGTCTAGGGTCAACCGGCTCGTATGTCGGAGTATTAGGAGCAGGCGGTGGAACTGGTGTGTTGCGCTGATCTCGTCCTCTTGGATCGTAAGAATCAGGATCTGCTTGTCCTTGTGGAGTATTTACATTTGCACCGCCTGCAATTACTCCTCTCTGGGCACTTAATGCTGCTGTAGCATTTGAAAGAGTATGAACTTTTTGCCCAGTTCTAAAATCAAACCTATCATCTAAAGGATTAGTTGCTATGTACGGTCTATTAGAAACTGTTTGTGTTCCTCCGTTCTGTGCAGAAGGTTGATTCTGACTAGGTAAGGTTGTATTACTTTCAGTAGCCGGAGAAACTGTGTTTCGTTGGCCTCTGCCCCGTGGATCTTTAGCATCAGGATCTTCATAAGATGCTAAAGATTTATATCCGCCTCCTGTTGATTGATTAAATTCTCTTAATTTTTCATCAGAAGATAAATTTGAAACTTCTTGTGATCTGCGACGTTCTTCTGCACGTTTACCAGCTGCTGTTCTTGCACTAGTTTGAGTATATCCACCTCCTCCAATGCCAAAATCATTAATTGCCATTTAAAACCCCTATGTTGGTATTTCGCCTCGACGGACAGTTAAAGTACCACCTTCGTTTGCTGCTGCGGAAAAATGCATAGCATCTTTAGAGCTTGTCCAATCGCCTCCCCAGCCAAGCCCGTACTTTGCAGCAAGTGCAGTCATTGCACTACCTGTACCGTTTAAAGGCATATCAGTAACTACTGCTGCACCTCTTCTAGTGATGTAGGGATTTGGGCCAGGGTTAATATCTATTGCTACTCCGCCAGCATGCCAGCTTAGTGTGTTTGAATTGGAAATGTACCTGTAGTTATATCCGCCCAAACTTGTGATTTCATATCCAAAATCTTTTTCAAGTTCGTCGATTAATCCTTGAAATTTCGGTGCCAAAACCGCAGCAACTTGTGTTCTAAGTCCTCTGATACTAGTTGTAATAGTAGCTAGATTTCCGCCTCCGGCACTTGGTTTTCCTTTAGGAGCTGTTGTTGTTGTTTTTCCAGTGGAGCCAGTTCTTTCTAAGGTTCTTTGTTGTCCGCCGCCGGATGCAGGTGGTGTAGAACTTCCTTGATTATTAGGCTGTCCTGCTGTACCACCAGTACCTTGGCCGCCGTCTCTGTTGCCATTCCACTGTTGTTTTTGGCTATCTCCTTCTCCAATAACTTCAGTATCTCCTGTTTCTGTATCATTTTGGCCTCTTCTTCTAAGTAATTTTAATGAACATTTAAATTGTCCTCTAGAAAAAGTATTAGTAACTTGTGTTACTTGGAATAATCCACTAAAAGGTTTTACAATTTTCGAAAACTGCATCTGACCGCCGACAACGTAATCTATAGGAGTTCTAAAATTCACAACAATCAATACTTCTTCGTTTTGGTAATCTACTGTTCCGTCAGCATTTGTATTACGTTTGGCGCCGCTAGGAGGAGCATTATAGTTGCCCATGCCGCTAGTAGGTATCCAATAAGGGTCTCCCCAAATTTCCATCTCTGCTTGAACCATATCAGTATCACCATTAATAAGTGTATTATGAAATGCTTCAGCTATTGCACGTTTTGTACCTAATGACGCTGATACACCCAAACCGTTTGGCACTACTGATTTTTGATATCCGTCTCTTGTAGGAGCCTTTACTTCTGACAGTTCACCATTACTTGTTCCTCCAACGCCAGGTGCTGATACTTCTGTTCCTGGAGGTGTAGGAGATGCTGTTGTTTCTCCAGAAACACCTGTTCTGCGTGACGAGTTTCCTTGCATAAGATCTGCATACAAGTTCTGGTAAAATGCGCCTTTAAATTCGATCTGGAAATCAAGTACATCTTCATTTTTACCAGTATAAAAATAGTTGTACTCTTTTACTGCTTGTGCTTTTAATTGTTCAGTATTTGCTGGCACACGACCCGGACCTAAAAACTTAGCTTCATCTGCCCAAAAAGGCACAACACTGTAAACATAGATTTTTGGCTTTTTACCTGTTTTAAGTTCTGTGCCCGTGTCACTGTTTACAAAAACTTGTGTTTCAACTTTAAACCATTTTTTAAGACCGTTTTCTGCAGGTCTTTCTGCTAAAGCTCTACCGTAATCGCTATTGAGTATAACATCTTCAATAATACCTACAACGTTTGTTCCTTGTGTGTACTGTCCTATACGTTCCAAATCCTTTGTATCAACTTTATTTCTTTGTACAAATCTTATAGGTCCGTCTTGATATACTGCTTTATCTGCTTCACCCATAACTCTGGTGCCGCCGTCATTACTATTTTCAGTTAAAACTGCTCGGCCAATTTCGTTTACATTTGTTTCTGCGTATGCTTTAAGTAAATCATAAACAGTATTTGAAGGCGCTTTTGTTGAACCGTTTGGAGTGCCGTCTGCTGCACCTGGTAGATTAGATCTCTGTAAAGTTCTTGTAACTTCAAAAGGATTTGACGTAGCAGAGTTGTTGTTTACCCTTGCTCCTTCAACTACTTTTGTAGCACCTTGTTTGTCAATAGGAAACATAATAATATATCTGTCTTCGCTAGGTGCAACATTTTTATCTTCTCTTGTTTCTTTCCTTTTGTTTAAAACATTTGTTAAACTACGTGTTCCTTTTTGTAGATATTCATCTACTTTGTTTCCGGCAATAGAAACGTCAACAGGAACTTTTGCAACTTCATCTGCTAGTGCTTGTTCATTGTAAGGAATAGCTTCTACAGAATACCTGCTACCTTGTCCATCTACTTGGAATTCGATATTTGTTAATTTTATAGGAATATATTTTGGAGTAATAGATTGAGCACTATTTAAAGGTAAGAATTTAGAGTCTTCGTCAAACCCTAAAAATTCAATTTTAAGAACATAAGGTGCTTCAATATAGTTTGTGTATGTTGCTTGTAATGCAGCGATTTGTAAAGATTCTAAAAGCTGCCCCATGCTATAAGGTTCGATAATTGTAAAGGCTAATTTTGTACCTGTTGCTGTACCTGTTTTACTGTTAGGCGCTATCAGAGCTTCTAACTCTAAATCTTCTAGATAGTATTCGCCAGTTAACCCGTAATTTTTTTCAGCAAAGGTTGTTACTCTATTTTGTAAGTTGCCGCCGCCTGTGGTACATATAACATTAGTTAAACCGCTTGATCTAAAACTACTTTCTGGAGATGCAAGTTCTGCATCACTTACACACCCTAAGGTAATTTTATAGTTATATGTTGCATAGTGTCTCAACGGATTTAAAAGTCTACCGTTAGCATCTACAGATATGCTACTGTATCGTCTGTCAGCTCTGCCTCCAGCACCACCAAAATTTAAACTTAATGCTTCATCTATGCCTGAAAAGAAACTATCAGCTTTAGAAATAGCACTTTGAAACTTTCCTATTTCTCCAGTAACTGCATTTAATGACTGAGGAAGAACTTTAATAGGAGATGCTGCGCCTTCAAAGTCTTTAATTAGTGGTAACTTTCCGATTAAATTTTGTTCAAAATCTAATTTGCCAGCTGTACTTAATTGTTCTAGTTTTCTTGTAAACGTAGAAGTAACATTACTAGCATTTGCACTAACACCCGAAATGCCTTTAACAGCACTTTGTAAGTTTTGGTTAAATTCTCCAAAATTAAGATTTGTAAGCTGCCTGACTCCTCCAGATAATTTAGTGTTTAGCTGATTAAGTTTTTGTCCACTCAAAGCATTATTAAGAGAACTAGTTGCAGTGCTAACATTATTTGAAAAAGTAGTTAAAAAACTTCCGAAAGCCATTTATGCTCCTAATAACGGTACAAGATTACTTTTCTTTGGTAGGTATATTTTTGTACCTGCAGAAAAATCGTAAACAGGATCTCTAATAATATCCATATTTCTTTGTGCAAAAATCCACCACAAGTCTTTTGTGCCGTATAGGTCATAACTTAACAAGTCCGGCCTGTGATGATAGTTCGGTGTAATCTCAAAAACAACATCATTATCTTCCGCAGGAATTGGGCGAATATTCAAGATATCTAAATATCCCGAAGTTGTGACATTTGTTTTACCATAAGGGCTCATACTCATTAGATAAATCCTTCTGTTCCGCTAGAGGTGTATTCGCCGTTAGCAAATTTCCTTAGATTAAACTGAGCTTGTGTTGATCTGCTGTACTGCGGTAACAATGTAACAGTAATTGTACTTTGTACAGGTACATAGTTCACTTGTTCTTGAACTTTTACTTGTATATAATCAACTTCTGCAGGTAAGTCTGTAGTAAAGTTTCCTACTAGTACAGGAACATTGTTTAATACATGTCTACCGTAGCCGTTTAATCTTGCAACAAGAGGTGGATTGCCTGCACTTAGGCCGTCACCGTAAAACATTTTTGTCATTGTTCTTAAATAGTGTAATACTGCAATCCAGTAAAACGCATCTTCTTCAGACTCTGCAAAAAATTCTCCAGTAACTGTAATACTATCAACTTGGCTATTTTCATAAGCATTATAAGGATAGTTTACGTGTGTAGGATGAATTTGTGAATAGTTAGCAGAGTTACCAAAAAGTATTGTAGGAGTAAAAGGAAACACTAGTTTTTTACTTGTAGCATTAAATGCTTGAAATAAAGGACTACCTGAAATTGCATAAGGGACTGATAAACTAACACGCCAGTCGTTTGTTGCTTCATCTATACCTCCAGACGAAACATTTTGCGATATAATACTTGCCATTGCTGCATTTGGTGCAAAAGGTTCTGCACCTGGTGTAACACCTTGTCTATATACACTACCCAACCTTGTTCTACTTCCAAATCCAGAAGAGAATGTAGCACCTAAAGCACTAAAATCTTGTGCAACACTGCCTGCTTGGTTAAGTACTGCTAGTCCACTAGATAGACTAGGATTTGAACCAAAATTCTTTGCAGCAGAACCAAGTGAATTTAGTCCTCCTAATGCACTATTAGCACGAGTCTGTAACGAACTAAAGGTGTTTTGGAATTGGTTTACTTTACTAGACACACTGCTTATTGCACTTGTTAGTTGGTTAAAGCCGCTGAATAATCCCATTTTTATTATTCTCCTATACATTATTTAGTTGACAAAATTATCTACGTATATTATAATAAATATATTATTAGGAGAACACTTTTGCGAAAGAAGAATTATTTAAACAACAAAGACATTTTAAAAGAGATACACAGATCAAAAAATACATACAATAGCTATGTAGAAAAAGATTATGCACTGTATGATATAATTTTACCAAGTATAGATAAGATCAATATTAGAACTATTGCCGAAGCAAAACGTAACAAGGCAAAACGCCTATCTACAGAAGATTACGAAACCCGTAAGGAAGCAGGACAAAAAATTAAACAAGCAGATTGTGAAGTAGATTACAAAAAAATTACCAAAGAAGAACTAATCTTTCGTATTATGACTTTCGATCATATTCCAGACGAGCCGGGACGTAAAAAGAATCCAAAGACAGTAGCAGACACTAAAACTAAGCTAAACTTTCCACCTTTCCAACACTATAAATTTAACGAAAATGACGAATTAGTGTGTGTAGGTAAAAGTCACTGGATAGGCGGCATGGAAAACGGGTATTTTTCTAAAAATCACGGAAAAGCTACAGATAAACTTGCACTTATGTGGATGAAACTGTGTGATAGATATGCTACACGTGGCAACGTTCGCGGTTATACCTATAACGACGAAATGCGGGGACAAGCAATTCTTCAACTTGCACAGATTGGATTGCAATTTGATGAATCAAAATCTCAAAATCCTTTTGCTTATTACACTGCTGCTGTTACTAACAGTTTTGTCCGTGTTATCAACATTGAAAAACGCAATCAAAACATTCGAGACGATATTTTAGAAATGAATGATTTAAATCCTAGTTACACACGTCAACACGCAGGCGAATGGGAAGCGGCTGTAAAAAGAGAAAGAGAATTGTCAAAAAAATAGTTGACAGGTGTGCATTTTTAGTGTATATTATAACAAGCGAATGGAGTAAATTAGTTTGTTTAAAAAAGCTGCTGTCTTTACGGACATCCACTTTGGCTTGAAAAGTAACAGCCGAGTACACAATCAAGATTGTGAAGAGTTTATAGACTGGTTCATAAAAGTTGCCAAGGAAAATAACTGCGAAACATGTTTGTTTTGCGGTGACTGGCATCACAATAGAAACAGCCTTAATCTTACTACAATGGATGCAACTATCCGTAGCATGGAAAAATTAGGACAAGCATTTGACAAAGTTTTAATGTTTGTTGGTAATCACGATTTGTACTACAAGGACAAACGTGATGTAAGTTCTACTGAATTTGCAAAGCATATTCCAGGAATAACTGTTGTAGACAAAATTGTCGAAGAAGACGATGTTGCACTTGTTCCTTGGCTTGTAGGCGATGAGTGGAAAAATATAGGAAAATTAAAAGCAAAGTATTTGTTCGGACACTTTGAGCTTCCGAGCTTTTACATGAACGCAATGGTGCAGATGCCAGATCACGGTGATCTAAAAGCAGAACATTTTGTTAATCAAGATTTTGTGTTTTCAGGACATTTTCACAAGAGACAAAAACAAGGCAAAATTCATTACATCGGTAATGCATTTCCACACAACTATGCAGATGCTTGGGATGATGACCGTGGTATGATGATCCTTGATAAAGAAAACAATGCAGAACCAGAATACATCAACTGGCCAAATTGTCCAAAATACAGAACTGTAAAACTATCACAACTTATTGATGAAACTAGTACACTTATAAAAGATAAAATGTATCTTAGAGTAACACTAGATTTGCCAATAAGTTATGAAGAAGCAAACTTTATCAAAGAAACATACATCAGAGATTACGGTGTAAGAGAGCTTACACTTATTCCTCAAAAACAAATGGAAGAGATAACAACAGATCTAGACATTGCACAATTTGAAAGTGTTGATCAAATTGTTGCAAGCGAAATAGCGGAACTAGATACTGCAAACTACAACAAAAATATGTTGTTAGATATCTACAATGGTTTAGAATGATTAGAATCAAAGATTTAACAGTTAAAAACTTTATGAGTGTGGGTAATCAAACTCAAGCGGTTGATTTCAATCGAGAGCAACTTACACTCGTGCTTGGTGAAAACTTAGACCAAGGAGGTGACGACACCGGATCCAGAAACGGTACAGGCAAAACTACGATAATCAATGCATTATCTTACGCACTGTACGGCCAAGCACTGACTAACATTAAGAGGAATAATCTTATTAACAAGACAAATTCCAAAGGAATGTTAGTCACCCTACACTTTGAGAAGAACGGCGTTGACTATCGTATTGAGCGAGGAAGATCACCTAATGTTCTTAAATTTTATATCAACGATCAAGAACAAGAAATGATCGACGAAAGCCAAGGTGATAGTAGAAAAACACAAGAATCAATACACGACTTACTAGGCATGAGTCATGATATGTTTAAGCACATTGTTGCACTTAATACATATTCAGAGCCGTTCTTGTCAATGAGAGCAAATGATCAAAGAGCAATTATTGAACAACTTTTAGGTATTACAATACTAACTGAAAAAGCAGATTTGCTCAAAGAACAAACTAGGCAGACTAAAGATTCAATCACACAAGAAACAATGAAGATTGAAGCAATACAAGCTGCAAACACAAAAATTGAATCTAGCATAGAAACTCTTGCAAGCAGACAACGTGCTTGGATTGCTAAAAAAGAACAAGATTGTGTCAAAATAGAAAAAGCAATAAAAGAGCTTGAAGAAGTTGATATTGAAAAAGAACTAGATTCACACGAAAAATTACAAAATTGGAATGAATTAAACACAGCAATTACGGCTCTTAACAAAGAAAAAAGCACACTTGAGAGCGCACTATTACGTGCTACTAAGAGTGTTGAAAAGGCAGAAAAAGACATCGCAAATCTTGAAGATGCTACTTGTTATACTTGCGGACAAGCACTGCATGATGACAAAAAAGCAGAAATTGAGTTAAGAAAAACAAAAGAATTAAACGATGCAATAGCTTATCAGACAGAAGTTGCAGACAAGTTACAAGATGTACTTTTAGGCTTAGATGAAATAGGCGATATTAACGGACGTCCTAATACATTTTACGAAACTGCTAAAGAAGCATATGAACACAGACAAAATGTAGACAGTTTAAAACAAGCTCTTAAAACAAAGCAAGATGAAGACGATCCTTATGAACAACAGATTGCCGATTTAAAAACATCAGCACTACAAGAAATTGATTGGACTCCAGTAAATCAGCTTACTGATTATAAAGAGCATCAAGAATTTTTGTTAAAATTATTAACTAACAAAGATAGCTTTATTCGTAAAAAGATTATTGATCAAAATCTTGCGTATTTAAATAATCGCTTAACATACTATCTTGATAAACTAGGCTTACCTCATCAAGTATTGTTCCAAAACGATTTAAATGTCGAAATTACACAATTAGGACAAGATTTAGATTTTGATAACTTATCAAGAGGTGAACGCAATAGACTTATCTTAGGATTGAGCTTTGCATTCCGTGATGTTTGGGAAAGTTTGTATCAAGGTGTAAATCTATTGTTTATTGACGAACTTATCGACAGCGGCATGGACGCTGCTGGTGTAGAAGGCTCATTAGGTATTCTTAAGAAAATGGGTAGAGAACGTGATAAAAATATCTACTTAATTAGTCATAAGGATGAACTTGTCGGTAGGGTTAATCATGTACTTAAAGTTGTTAAAGAAAACGGCTTTACTAGCTATGAAAATGATATAGAAGTTGTAGAATGAAGTTAAAGATTGGTGTTAGAGGAAGTAAGTTAGCACTAGCATATGCAGGTCGTGTATGCAAAGAACTTCCTTGCGACACTGAAATTGTTGTTGTTAAAACTACAGGCGACTTAAATCCTGATACTCCTATACACGAAATAGGAGGTAAAGGAGTATTTTGTTCTAAACTTGAAGAAGCACTATTAAACAACACAATTGATATTGCTGTACACAGCCTAAAAGATATGCCAGGTGATGTTGAACATCCTGATTTAGAAATTAGTGCAGTACTAGAACGCAATAGTCCTCATGATGTAATTATAGGCAACATATTTGACGGTTTTGTATTAGGCACTAGTAGTCCAAGACGTACAGCACAACTTGAAAGTTTATACGGTAATCTAAATGTTAAGATTAAACCTATACGCGGTAACATAGACACAAGATTAAAAAAACTTGACAACGGTGAATACGATGCTATCGTATTAGCAGAAGCTGGATTACAAGCACTAGGCATAGACAGAGGTTGGGTAAGACTTCCTATGCATCATTGTACACCAGCAGTAGGACAAGGCGTGATAGCATTACAAACAGTAAAAGGTAGTGGTGCTAGTATAGTAGCAAAAAAGATTAACCACGATCTTACATATAGACAAGCAATGATGGAACGAGCAATACTAAAAGGAATCGGAGGAGATTGCACAACGAAGATTGCAGCATATGCAAGTGATGACAATCCCATTAAACTGAGAGCAGTATACTATGGATAATGACGACACACATGATAAATTAGCTCAAGCATATCTTGAATATTTTAAAGCTAGTGAATTATTTGAAACACGTAACAGTGTACGCACACATCGTTATGTTCGTAAATGTTTACGAGACATTCGTAGTTTAGCAAAAGAACGCATGGAAGAAGTACACGAAAAGTATTTAGATAAGAAAAATAATGTTTAGTATTTTTAAAAAGAAAAGCAAAATACATATTGATTGTTTTACTAATTTTAAAGGTATTACAACACTATTTCCTATTGAGCCTGCAGACAAGTTTGTTCCTAATTGGTTTAAAAATCTTCCAAGTACAGCAGAATCTGCTACAGGTGCAACTGTAGGAACAGTGAAAATGTGTCCTGGTATAACTGAAACATTTAAAACTGGAATTGTAATTCCAGTTTGGTGCGATCTTTTTGTTGATTTTTCAAATAACAAAGTAAGGACAGAACCTGCAGAAATGGCAGATCAACATCCTAGCTGGCAATGGGGCAATAATCAAGTTTTTAAAGAATTTCATCATTTAAAAATTGGATCACCTTGGAGATTTAAAGAAAAAACAGGTGCAAAATTTATGATGACTAATACGTTTTGGAATAATCCTTCAATAGATTATATTGTTCCAAACGGAATGATAGAATTTAAGTATCAAACTACAACAAATATTAATATTTGGATACCAAAAGGAGGATTTTCTCCAAAAAAATCTTTCACACTTGTAGCAGGAACACCTTTAGTACAAATTGTTCCACTTGAAGATAAAGAAATTGTAATTCATATGCACGAAGTCGGTGATGATGAATATTTTGGAGACGAATTAGACTATATTTTTACACAATCAGGCATGTATTATAAGCGCAAAAAAATATTAACCAAAAGAGAGGCACAAAAACGTTAGGCAATGTAAGTACACTCATGCAGTGGACTTATGAAGGCAAACCAATTGACATAATACCAGACGAGTATGAAGGATTTGTTTATCTCATAACCAATCTAAAGACTGGGCAAAAATACGTAGGCAAGAAACTAGCAAAGTTTAAAACCACAAAGCCACCACTCAAAGGCAAAAAGAACAAACGCAGAGGCTACAAAGAAAGCGATTGGAAAGACTATTGGGGATCATCTGATAGGCTTAACGCTGATGTTGAAGCACTAGGCCCAGACAACTTCACAAGAGAAATACTATACCTATGCAAAGGCAGGGGCGAAATGTCCTATCTAGAGGCTAAAGAGCAGTTTGACCGCCGTGTATTAGAGACGGATGAGTATTACAATGGAATTATTAATGTTAGAGTTGGCGGCTCAGACAAACTAAAACAAGCTCTATTAGAACACACTATCAAGGCAAAACAATCCAACACTTAAGGTTGGCGGGCCAGTTTGAAAATACCGCTGTGGAAAAAGTTTCCGTATAGGAACACACGTAACATGCTGAGCGGCATCCGGTAGTAGGGTGTTTGATTGGCATAGATGGAATGTTGGCTGTCGAAAAACTGCAAAGTACATAAAA